TAAGAATTGCTAAAATATATAACATGCCTAGCAGCAGTAAGGGTAAGACCATAACCACCAACGGTAGGATTACCAACGATGAAGCGACATCCGTCATTATTCTGAAAACTTTCAACAGCTTTGTTACGAACTTCAACAGAATCTTTTCCGTATATTGAAACCACTGAGTCTGCGCCATAAGTCTCCCTTAATTTTTTCTTAATCATTTCTATATTGTGTACGTAATTTGCCCATATTATACACTTGTCATCAGTCTCCTCCAATATATTCATGAGTTCGTTTAATTTAGGGTTAGTCTTAAACTCTACAATTTTGTCATCATTCGTTTTAACAAATCCGTTGGTAACTTGTTGCAGTTTGAGTAATTCTGTTAATTTATTATTAAAAGAAACTTTTTCGTCTTGTATCTTTGCCATCGCTAATATTTTTAATTCTTGGTAAGCTTTGTTTTGTTCTGGTGATAAATCTACATGTCTTTGTATATACATTTTATCGGGTATATCTAAGCACTCTTTTTTTCTAACCCTATAAGAAAAATTTTTAAGTTTATATTCAAGTTCATCTAAATTAACATAATGTTTAGGTATCTGTATTTTGTATCCACCTTTTTCAATACTATACATGACTGCATATCTTGATTTGAAAACTGTAAAATTATCGTATCCTAATAATTTTTTGTCTAAGAAAGCACATTGAGAAAATAAATCTAAAGGAGATTTAGTTACTGGTGACCCAGTGAGAATTCTTTTATATCTTGCTAATTGGCCAAGTTTTACTATTGTTTTTGTTCTTGATGCTTTTAAATTTTTAATGGTCGTGCTTTCGTCAACTATGATCATACTTCTCATACCATGTTTTAATAGTTTGTATTCAAACCATTTTTTACCTGAAGCATGGGATAATGCTTCTACATTCATTAATATAAAAGTTAACTTCTTAGGATCTATTTTGAATTTTTTATCTTTAGTAACTTTCCAAATATAGACATTAGTTTCTTCTGGACAATGTAATTTAATTTCATTTAACCAATTTCTATAAACAGAATTAGGAGCTATTACAAAAACAAAATCAATTCTTTTTTCTTGAAATAAATAAGCTGCGTTATCAATTGCAACTTTTGTCTTACCAGTTCCCATCTCCATAAAATAAGCAAAGTTATAATCTTTGGCTCCCTCTCTTAACGCTTGTCTTTGGTGTTTAAATGGTTCTGTTTTATAATTATACACGATCAATTATTTATTTTATTTGTTTGCAAAGTTCAATTAAATAATATAAGGATTCGCACAAGGAGGTTCTTATGGACTTAGAAGCAGAATCTATTGTAAAAATAGATATGGCAATGTCATCGAACATTACCAACTCTTGCAAAAAGTTATTGGAAACTCAGAAAAAAATAGAAGCGACTGAAGAAGAACTAAAAAAGTTAAAAGATGTTGAGACTACTCTTTCTGAGCAGACAATTCCAAACTTAATGCAACAAGCAGGTGTAGAGTTAATTAAACTTGAAGGCGGAATTTCTGTCGAAGTAAAACCATTCTACTCTGCAAGAATACCATCTTCTAAAAGTGAAGAGGCTTTCGCATGGTTACGTGACAATGGACATGGAGACTTAATTAAAAATCAAGTCTCTTTAGAATTTGGCATGAAACAAGATAATGAAGCTAAATCTCTTGTAGAAGAATTAAAAGCAAAAGGTCTACCGGTTAAGCAGAAAACAACAGTGCACCCAAGTAGTTTAAGAGGATTTGTAAGAGAACAAATTCAAGACTTAGGTAAAGATGTTCCTGCTGAATTGTTTGGAACCTACGTTGCTAATAAAACTAAAATAACCACGAAGGAGTAAAAATGGAAAAAGAAAAAGCAATGACGAAAAAAGAAACAAATCTGCCAGCTGCTATTAACTTAGAAGAAATGGCGGGACAAGGTCAAGAGTTTGTAACGGCTCGAGATCAAAAGCTACCAATCCTAAAAATACTTTATGCTAACTCACCAGTGTTAGATGACACAGATGGTAAGTATGTAGAAACTGCTAAGCAAGGTGATATATGGAGTGAAACATCTGGTAAAGTATGGAAAGGTAGAGATGGGTTACTGGTGGTTCCTTGTCTTTACATTAACACATTTAATGAATGGAAAGATAAGGGAGATAGTCCTGGAAGACCAGTGGCTATTCACACAGATCCATCGATAATGAGTAAAACAACAAGAGGCACTGATAACAAAGACCGACTTGAAAATGGTAATTATGTAGAAGATACAGGAAACCATTTTGTTTACATATTGGATGAAAATCTAAATCCAATGGAGCAAGCTTTGATCACTATGAAATCCACTCAAAAGAAAAAATCTAAGACTTGGAATTCAATGATCATGTCTAGAAGGGCTCAGGGTACAAAAGGAATGTACAATCCTCCATCTTGGTCAACAGTATATAAGTTATCTACAACCAAAGAATCTAACTCACAAAATTCTTGGTACGGATGGGTTATCGATTTTAAGAAATTTTTAAGTGCAAAAGAAAACTTAAAAACTCTTGAGACTACTAGAGCCTTTTATGAAAGTGCAATGAAGAGTGATATTTTTGGCAAAGTAAATTTTGACGATGATATTCAATCCTCTGGCAATAGTGGAAATAAAGCAGACGTTCCATTTTAATTTTTATGGAGGAGCATCTCTTAAAAATTTTTGAGGGTAATAGTGACTTGTTCATAACTACCTCTTCAACTGGAGAGGTAGATGAACGAGGTAAGGTTCAAGTTAAGACAATCACGATCCACGAACCAGTTACTTCAAAATTATGGAAAGATCATTTAGAGGGTAAACAAAGAATTGGTATAAAACCAGAGAGGGATGATAAATGTAGATGGGGCTGTATTGATGTAGATCCTCATAATTACAAAGATTATAATCAGAAAAAAATTGTCGACATCATAAAAGAATTTCAATTACCTTTAATTCCAGCTAGATCTAAATCTGGTGGGTTGCATTTATTTTTGTTTTTAGATGATTGGTACCCAATTAAAGATGTTATAAAAAAATTACATCAATGGAACAATGATTTCTTTCAAGCACAAGAAATTTTTCCAATGAATAAATGTTTAAATATGCCTTACTTTAAAATGAATGCCACTACTGAGTTCGCTTATAATGATAGTAATACACCTATGATGATTGGTAATTTTATAGATTACGTAAAAAAGAAAACTATCTCATTGGATCAATTAAATAAAATAAAAGTTAAAGATTATGAACCTGAAAGTGATTGGAAACAATACCCACCATGCTGCCAAAAAATGATATCTGAAAAATGGTCAGGCAATCATAGAAATGATTTGTTATTTAATATTGGTGTTTTAGAAATGAAAAAGACTGATGGTAATTTATCTAAAAAAGAAATTACAAATATTTTATTAGAAAGAAATAAAGAAATTTTTACCACACCATTAGACGAACGTGAAGTAGTAAACACAGTAGCTAATTCAGTTAGTAAAAAAAATTACAATCTTAGATGCAATACACCATTATGTGATAAGGAAAAATGTAAGTTTAGAAAGCTTGGCATTGGTAGTCAAGTGCCAGATTTAATAGATGATTTTGATGAGATAACTTTTATTAGAACCCCTACTACTATTGAATTTACATTTAATTTTCAGGGTGAAAAAATTGTAGTAAATCCTGAGGACATGAAAGATGAAAAATCTTTTCGAGTTAAATTATTAAAATATGGTATATTTTGGATGACACTTCCTAAGCCTAGATCGGGTCCTTCTCCATTTGAAATGTTGATGTCTACTATTGTCAAGAAAGCTGTAGAGAATGAACAAATGAAGTTTGAAGATAACATAGGTGAACAAAGATATAGTTTTCTTAAAAAATTTTTTGAAAATCATATTGAAGAAGATGACTTCAAAAAATTAAAAGATAATTATGTAGTGTTAGACTCTGAAACAAATATCTGTTATTTTAAAAGAATAACATTTGAAAATTTTTTAGGTAAGAATAAAGTGTTTAGATCAGCTAATGAAGCATTTAATCTCTTAGGATGTGAACGATTAGATTATCATCCAGGTAGTGGTGAAAAAAATGTATGGTACGTTACCATGCCTAAATTTGTAGACTATAAACCAACTGCCCCTGAGCCA